GACAAAATTTCATAATAACCTCCAAAATAATAACTATTTAGAATCCTTTATGCTCTTTTTTCTACCCATAGCCGACGAGGTTATGGGTTTTTATTTTTCTCAATACCTCGCCACAATGCACCAGCTATCACATCTGCTTTTAACATTACACGTCAATATCATAATATTGTTGTAAGGTATTGTTCCCTTGTTTGTATTTTGTAACGAGGTCAATAGCTACTCGTCGTTGCTGTTGATCGTCCAATAAATATTCATCATAGCTCAATATCCGATAATGAACAAAATCAACTAATCGATTAAAAAGGGCATTATCGCTGATTGTATTTGCTTGTTTAATTTGCTCGTATGAGTGCTTGTTTTTGAGGTGCCAGACCATGCGCTCATTATTGATGTAAAAGAGAGAGGCCATGGTGTTAGCTTCTATCTCTAGCGGATTGCTCTGGTAGTTGTTAGCGCAAGCGAGGGCGACCTCATCAGAACGACCCGTGCTAAAATGGGCTGCAATATGGGCTAATTCATGCAAAATGGTAAAGATAACTCGTCTTTTGATATGTGTTTGATTGATATAAACAAGGTACTTTTCTTTTTCTTTGCTATAAATGGTAAAGCCGTCATTGTGTTTACAGATGATATCATCCAAGTAGGTAACATCTGGATTATTGACAAGCCCTCGATATCTAATGTATTCAGACCCAAGTAGACCAGCTGAAGGAAGCATAGGAAACGGGTCCTTTTCAAAGAAGATAAAATGAAGGTTGTAAGTCTGTTCAAAGTAACGGATAATGTGCTGAAAAGTAACTTGTTCAAGTGGAATATTATTCTGTCGAGACACTGCTTCAATCACCGGGACGGCGTAATCCCAGTGTCGGATGTACTGTCTACGTGAAATAATTTTTCTAGCCATAATTACCTCCACTTACTGTCATCGTCCATCAGGGTTTTAGCAGTTACCATCAAGCTTTCAATCGCCTTGTTAAAACGAGCCTTTTCTTCCTCGGTCATGTTCTGGGTCTGATTTCTGAACGCTGCGACTAATTTAGTCTCAGCTGGACCAAGATACTTATTTGTCTTGTCATCGCTCGCTATTGCTGGGTTATCTGTACGACCAAGCAGATAGTCGGTAGACACATTGAAGTAGTCGGCGATTTCTGAAATTCGTTCAGTGGACGGTTTTGAATTTTTTAGATTATAAATAGTATTTCTACTATAACCAAGTTTTTCTTCCAATAAATTTATTGAAAGGCCTTGCTTTTTGGCAAGTTCTTTTATTCTGTCAAATGTCTGAAACATTGATTTATCAACCTTTCTAAGAACATGACAAAAAATATTTAATATTTCTCATTAAAATGCTTGACAAAGTTAATGGTAAGTATTAAAATAGTTTTTGTAAGTTAGTGAGTTAGTAAAAAACGAAGTAAAAACTTATCTAAAAATAATAGCTTTGGCGAGCGAGAGAATTGATAGATATTGTTTTATCAAGGTTTTTAATTATGCTTTCATTTTAATACTATACATTAATTTTGTCAAGTAATTTATAAAATAATTTACTAACTCATTTTCTTACTTTTAAAGAAAGGAGGGAGACGAATGTCGAAAAATGAAGCTCCTCTAATATCTTTAGAGAATCTAAAAAACGATATTCAAAGTTTTGTTGAGAAGGTCGCTGATGAAGCTATTCAACAATCTGAGACATATTCGCAAGCAATTTTGCTAGTTTCGAAAAACACTAGTTTTTCAGAGCATGGCTTAGCAATGACAAAAGCTATCCAAGACGAAATCACGAAGCGCGCCTTGAATAGCCGTGTGTAAAAATTATATCGCTTCGATTTTCACAATTGAAGTAGAAGCGTAGATGGTTGATGGTTTTTCAACATCAAAGAAAAACGGAGCGTTTGCTACTATTTCTAAAAAACTTGGAACCAAACCATCGTGATGATGATACCAAAGTCCGCTAAGTTCACCTAATGAAACTGAGTTGTTTGAAGTTTTCCAAGTTTGAAAAGTTTGTTCTTCATGGAAAATAGCTTCGGTACCATCTGAAAAAGTAACTTTTATTCTATGCATATAATCCTCCTTTCTAGTTTTATTATAGCAGAAAGCGAGGAGAGAAAAAGAAAAGAAAGGAGAGAAATATGCCAAATATGGATGGTGGACGTCAAAAAATCAGAGATTATCTGAAAGAGCATAATTTGACGATGGCAACGCTAGCAGTACAGTATAGCATGGCTCGTCAAGATGTAACTAATATCCTGAATGGTAAGCTGAAAAATCCACAAGCAAATCAGTTCATTGCTCGGGTTATTGAAGATTTTAAAATTCGGTAACGCAAAAAGCACCTAACAGAAGTCAGGCGCTAATCAAAATAACTAACTGAATTATATCACGAAAGGAGCAAAAATGGAAGCAGTTGAAATTGTAAGAATTAAAGATGTGATCATTGAAAAAGTTTCAGCCAATGATGAAGAATTGGAACACATCTTTGGATGCTCAAAGCGACAAGCGGGAGACATGAGACGAGAGATGAAAAAGCTACCTAGCCAACAGAAACATCTTAGGAATGATGGTCAGCTCGTCACAATCAAAGGCTTTGACGAATATCTGCAATATCGTGGAACTCGAACTTGGAAGAAAGAAATGGTGAAAAGCAAGAAAATGAGGTCAGTCGGATGAACCTACTAGCAAGAATTAAAAACTACTTTTCGGAAGAGGTCGNNNNATCAGCGTATTGCTGATCTTGAAAACATGGTGGCAATCTATAAAGAAAAGGAAAACTCAAAATGATGGAATACCTTTATTTCGTGACAATCGTCGGAATCGGGCTCTGGTCTCTAGTAAATAGGCTGGATGAACACGCTGAAATGAAGCAGAAAGAGCGTCAGCTGATAGCTAACAATGTCGCACGCATGAATCTGAGAAATTCAGACAAACAATTTACTTATGATGTAGAGCCACCTGTGGGACTCGCAAAAGGTGTAGAAGAAGGAGTTTAAAATGGTAACAATCAATAAACTAGAAATCGAAAACGTCAAGCGCGTGAAGGCGGTCGAACTAGAGCCGTCAGCGACTGGCTTGACAATCGTGGGTGGAAATAACAATCAGGGGAAAACAAGCGTACTGGACGCGATTGCTTGGGCGTTGGGTGGTAACAAGTACAAGCCTAGCCAAGCTCAGAGAGAAGGCAGTACAATCCCTCCTAGTCTTAAAATCACGCTATCAAACGGATTGATTGTGGAGCGTAGTGGTAAGAACAGCACACTCAAAGTGATTGATCCAAGCGGTAATAAAGCAGGACAAAACTTGCTGGATAGCTTCGTTGAGGAGCTGGCTATCAACTTGCCAAAATTCATGGAGCAGACTAGCAAAGAGAAAGCTAAAACTCTGTTGCAGATTATTGGAGTTGGTCCTCAATTGGCTGAATTGGAATTGCAGGAAAAGACCAAGTATGACGAACGCCATGCAATCGGTGTGATTGCTGACCAAAAGGAGAAGTTCGCAAAAGAACAGCCGTACTATCCAGATGCACCGAAAGAGCTAGTCTCTATCTCTGAACTTATCCAACAACAACAAGCTATCCTTACCAAGAATGGCGAGAATGCTCGTAAGCGCCAGAACTTGGTATCTATCCAAAATCAACATGACTCAGCGACTGCAGAAGTTGAACGACTGGAACAATTGCTGGCTGATGCGAGAACAAAAGAAGAACAATTGGCTCAGGATTTGGCTATCGCGAATACCGATGCCATGGACCTTCTCGATGAATCAACTGAAGAAATCGAAAAGAGCATCGCAGAGATTGACGAAATCAATCGTAAAGTGCGTGCTAATCTGGACAAGGATAAAGCCGAAGAAGATGCTAAGGGTTATCGCGAGCAATACAAGGAACTTGATAATGTGATTGATGATATCCGTAAGCAAAAAACAGACTTGCTCACCAATGCAGATTTACCGTTGCCAGGCTTATCCGTGGATGATGGAGAATTGCTCTATCTTGGCCAGAGATGGGACAACATGTCTGGTAGTCAGCAGCTGCAAGTTGCGACCGCAATCGTGCGTAAATTGAAGCCAGAATGTGGATTCGTGCTAATTGATAAGCTGGAGCAAATGGATCAGCAGACCTTGCAAGAATTTGGCGCATGGCTTGAGCAAGAAGGCTTGCAAGCAATCGCGACTAGAGTATCAACAGGAGACGAATGTAGCATCCTGATTGAAGACGGGTATAGCGTGAAGCCGGTAGAATTCGCAAGCGCCGCTCAACAAGGACACGCTGAAACAGTCGCACCAACTTGGCAAGGTGGATTTTAAAAACTAAAGGAGAACAACCATGAAAAAAACAGAAACTTTTATCGTATTACGTAACAGAAAAACAGGTAGCTTTTTATTGAAATACAAAAGCAAAGAACACACTCTTGCTTATTCAGCAGAATATACAAAAGAATTGAAACATGCTGCTAAAAATGAAGTTGAAGCGACAAAAATACAAATTGAAGATTTTACAAAACTAGCGAATGCATTAAATTGTGAATTGCTCGAAGTGACTGCAACGTATGAGCTCAAAACACTTGACGGTGAAGAACCGGAAGAATTGATTAAAGAAACTGAAACATCGAGTGAAGAAGAATTTAAAAGATTCTTAAAAATGTTAGAAGCTGGGATGGAGGATGACTAAACATGCAAATCACAAGAGGAAAACGGGCGCGAGCTCAAAAGGTAGTTATCTACGGTCCAGAAGGGATTGGGAAATCTAGTTTTGCTGCTGAATTTCCAAATGCTGTCTTCATCGATACAGAAGGTTCGACAGATAACATGGATGTGGCTAGATTAGACAAGCCGACCAGCTGGACCATGCTGATCAATGAGATTGCTTTTATCAAGGCGAATCCTACCGAATGTGGCACATTGGTCATTGACACAATCGACTGGGCGGAAGCTTTGGCAGTTAATTACATCTGTTCGCAACACGGTAAGCAAGGGATTGAGGATTTTGGCTGGGGCAAGGGGTACACCTTTGTACAAGAAGAAATGGGACGTTTCTTAAATAGTCTGTCTGACTTGGTTGATATGGGTATCAACGTGGTATTGACTGCGCACGCTCAGATTAAGAAATTCGAGCAACCGGACGAGATGGGTTCTTATGACAGATATGAGCTCAAACTTGGTAAGAAGACAAGTTCCCAAACTGCACCGCTGGTAAAAGAGTGGGCAGACATGGTTCTATTTGCCAATTACAAAACCTTAGTCATGACGGCCGAGAACGGCAAGAAGAAGGCGCAGGGCGGTGAACGTGTGATGTATACCAATCATCGCCCAGCATGGGACGCCAAGAACCGACATGGATTACCTGATAAATTACCGTTCCATTATGCAGGGATTGCTCATATCTTTGCGAATCAGCAAGTGCATACACAACAGCCACAACCACAGACAGTCGCTCCAGAACCTCAGCAGGCTGTTCAGCAAGCCTCTGAGCAAGTTCAAGAAGAATTGCCTCTTGATATGTCACAGGTGGCTGAAAAGCCTCAAAATGAAGCTCCTAGCACGCCGCAGACACCACCTAAACAATATCATGCAAGTTTGCCAAAGAGTTTGACAGACCTCATGACACAAGGAAACGTGACAGAAGAAGAACTTCAAAAAGTCGCTTACATCCGTGGACACTTCCCGTTAGGAACGCCAATCGAAAACTTCCCGCCTGATTATTGGGATATGATTGTTGCACACTGGCAGGCGACTATGGAAGTTATTCAAAACCAAGTGCGAGCAGATCCTGAGCTGCCCTTCTAGATGTAGATTCTGGGAATTAGAAATCATAGCAAAATATAATAAGGAGTATCTATGAAAGATAAAACTATTAAAATCGATTTGTCAAAAATTGCAAATACAGCCTTACAAGAAAAGGTTGACAAAGAACTTGAAAAAGTCCTTGAGAATATTCTGGATCTCAATACAGAAGCTAAAGCGACTCGCAAGGTTACTATCATACTAACGATGTCAACAGACGATGAACGTACTGTCGTAAAAACAGGTATGGAAGTCAAATCTACTTTAGCACCGCAGAAAGGTGTTGCAACAACTGTCATTGTCGGTCGCGACGACACTGGTAAAATTCACGCAAATGAGCTCAAGAGCGGCATCCCAGGTCAGACTTACTTTGATGACAACGGAGATATGAGAACCGACACTGGCGAACTCGTCGAAGAAGTAGAACAACAAAGCACAAATATTATTGATTACAACAAAAAGAAAGCAGGTAACTAACCATGACAGAAAATCTCAAAGAAGCATTATCTTACACAGTCGAACTAGCGGGTAAAGAAAAGAAAATCATTCGATCAGAGACAGGGAAGGAATATTTTGACAGCAATGAATATGACTTACAGGAACTTAACCCTCGTAAGTACGCACCTATTCTCGAACTTCAGACACTCAAGAGTCTTGTTGACTACCTCAAATCAGATAACGATCTCATCAGTGATCGTAAACTTTTAGTTGTCGTGGACAGTTACCAAAAAGTATCTGTATATAATCAAGTTGATTTTGAAAATGGTAAACGTCCTCAGCTCGTGTCTGTAAGAGCATCTGTCCCAGTTATTCCGTTCAGTAATTGGCGCGACCAGGAAGAATTCAATATTATGCTGCAGTCTATGTTTATCGATGATGCAGACCGTAATTTGGTTTTGGATTTTGCTAGCCATTTGAAAATCGAAAAAGGTGCAGAAGTACAGGACAATGGCATCAGTCAAATGGCTACGGTTCGCGATGGTGTAGCAAGCCTAGCACAAGCTAAAACTCCAAATCCAGTAACCTTGCGACCATATCGTACTTTCAACGAAGTGGAACAACCAGCAAGTCAATTCGTCTTCCGCATTAACAAATCGGCGAACCTTGCGCTCTTTGAAGCAGATGGTGGTAAATGGAAATTAGAAGCCGTCGAAAGCATCGCAAATTATTTAAAAAATGAACTTGCTAGCAACAAAAAAATTACTATTTTAGCTTAAAGGAGAAATCAACATGACACAACAACAATACAACAACTTTGATCACGAAATTGGTTGGGAAGACACGATTGAAAAGGATTCGGATTTCGTCCTACTGCCTGACGGATTGTACTATTTTACAGTCGTTGGCATGGAACGTACACGACATACGCCAAATCCGCAAAATCCAGGTAAACTACCAGCATGTAATAAGGCTATCGTCAGCATCAAGATTGTAGCTAACGAAGGCGAGACCGAACTGCGCCACAACCTATTCTTACACAGCTCAACTGAAGGAATGTTATCTGCTTTCTTTGCTGCAATTGGCCAAAAGAAAAAGGGCGAACCGCTTCGCATGAACTGGAATACCATCATCGGTGCAACTGGAGTATGTAAAGTCGGAACCCGACAATACAATAACAACAATTACAACGAAGTCAAATCCATGCTCTACCCTGAAGACGTGGATTATACAAAAGTGTTGAACCAACAACCAGGACAAGTTACACAAGCAAGCTACCAACAACCACAACCGCAGAACTTTGGACAACAACCACAAGGACAAGCTGGATACCAAGCTGGGCAATTCTAGGAGGTAAGGGATGCAATTAAGACCTTATCAACAGGAAGCACGGGAAGCTGTTCAAGCTGAATGGGCTAAAGGTCGCAAGCGCACGCTCTTAGTATTGCCTACAGGATGTGGAAAGACAATCGTCTTCTCCAAAATCATTGAAGACCAAGTGAAAGAGGGCAAGCGTGTGCTTGTCCTTGCTCATAGGTCAGAGCTTTTAGAGCAGGCTAGCGACAAGCTCAAGACTGCGACAGGACTCGGCACGGCCTTAGAAAAAGCTGAGAATACCTCTATCGATTCATGGTATCGTGTTGTAGTTGGTTCTGTTCAGACGATGCAGAGAGAGAAGCGACTTAGTCAATTTCCTCCTGACTGGTTCGATACGATTGTGGTTGACGAAGCTCATCACGCTATTTCAGACGGTTATCAACGTGTCCTTGGTTATTTTGAACAATCGAATGTATTGGGAGTAACTGCAACGCCTGACCGCGGAGATATGAGGAACCTTGGTTCTTACTTCGGCAGCTTAGCTTATGAGTATTCGCTAGTTCAAGCTATCCAGGAAGGGTATCTATCTAAAATTAAGGCCTTGACAATACCGCTCAGCTTGGATTTAACAAACGTCAGTATGTCAGCTGGTGATTTCAAAGCGAGCGATGTCGGAACGGCACTGGATCCATATCTGGAACAGATAGCAGATGAAATGGCCAAGCAATGTGCAGACCGCAAGACAGTCGTATTCTTGCCTTTGGTGAAGACCTCACAGAAGTTTCGAGATATTCTAAACACAAAAGGTTTTCGCGCTGCTGAAGTAAATGGAGAGTCCAAGGATCGCGCAGAGGTTTTAGAAGACTTCGAGAATGACCGCTACAACGTTCTTTGTAACTCTATGCTCTTGACTGAAGGCTGGGATTGCCCATCAGTAGATTGCGTGGTAGTGTTAAGACCTACTAAGGTACGTGCCTTGTATAGCCAGATGGTAGGGCGTGGGACTCGCTTGCATCCAGGGAAAGAAGAACTGCTTTTGCTAGACTTCCTCTGGCACACTGAACGCCACGAACTCTGTCGGCCAGCTCACCTTATCTGTGAAACTCCAGAAGTCGCTCAGAAAATGGTTGAGAATATGGAAGAGCAAACAGGTGTCATGCTTGACCTTGAAGATATGGAAGTTAAGGCAGCAGAAGACGTAGTCGCTCAGCGCGAGGAGGCACTAGCCAAACAGCTAGAAGAAATGCGTAAACGTAAACGCAAGCTAGTAGATCCATTGCAATTTGAAATGTCTATCCATGCCGAGGATTTGTCGAACTATGTGCCTAACTTTGGAATCGAGCAGTCTCCTCCAACAAAAAATCAGTTACAAGCCTTAGAAAAATTTGGAATTTTTACTGACGAAATCGGAAATTACGGTAAAGCTAGCAAGTTACTAGACCGACTTAGCAAGCGACAGTCAGAAGGTCTGACCACACCAAAGCAGATTCGATTATTGGAAAGATATGGCTTTAGAAATGTCGGTCTATGGAGCTTTGAAAATGCCAAAAATATGATAAATAGAATAGCAAGTAGCGGTTGGAGACTTCCGCAAAATGTTAATCCTAAAGAATATGTGCCAAATTAAAAAAGTTCTTTGAAAATTTAATAAAAACACTTGACTAATTGCCCGTACGGTTATATAATTTATTGTACGGGCAGAAAAGAGGTGATTGAATGAGCCCACGAACAGGAAGGCCTAAAAGTTCCAATCCTAAAAATGTTCGTCTTGAAATTAGATTAACCAAATCTGAAGCAGAGGAGTTACAGGCGTTAGCTGATAAACTCAACACTAACAAGACAGATGTTATTATTAGAGGTATAAAACTTTTACAGTCTGAACATAAAAAATAGGATAAAGCCCCTGTCGCCAAACATCAGCTTTACCCTATCGCTGCAGAAAGTGTTTCCGCATGAAATATTATATCATGCGAGACACTTCTTTTCAACATACACAAAGGAGTGTTTTTATTATGACAAAAAATGAACTTTTAGACAGCTACGAAGAACTAGTAGCCTATACTTCAGAGATTAGAGAAAGTCTGGATATTTTACATGAATGGTTAGCCAAGAAACCTAATATTGAGGATTACTGGTCTTACCATAATTTGATTGCAGGGCATGGACAACACTTTGCCTTGCTAAATCTTATCATGCATCGTATGGACTGCTTGACTGAGGAACATGGTGCAATTGTGAGAGAAGAAGTCAGAACAGGAGCGTGCAAGAATGGGAAAAATAATTGATTTAGCTAATACAAAATTTGGACGATTATTGGTACTAAATACTTTTGAACGCCGAAAAAGATATATTTATTGGCTATGCAAATGTGATTGTGGTAATGAAAAATATATTCGCAGTGATCACCTACGATATGGGAAGATAACATCTTGCGGATGTTTTGAAAAAGAAGCTAGAAAAGAGGGGAATCATACGACCCACGGACTTTCTAAAACTAGAATCTTTAAAATTTTTCATGGTATGAAAAAACGCTGTTACAATCCCGAATGTGTTGCTTACAGTAACTACGGCGGTCGAGGTATAAAAATATGTGACGAATGGCTAAATAATTATACTTCATTTCATGATTGGGCGTTGTCTAATGGATACTCTGATAACTTGTCTATTGATAGGATAGATGTTAACGGTAATTATGAACCTTCTAATTGTAGATGGGTGGATGCTAAAATTCAAGCAAATAATAGAAGACCAAGAAAAGACAAAGCAAAGGAATTTAAATAAAAAGGAGAAAACAGTGGCAGAGAATGATTTTAATTTGTTGCCGTTGCTGGATTATATCAATCCTGCCACGGTAGACTACCAGACATGGGTTAATATCGGCATGGCCTTGAAGCATGAGGGATATACGGCAGCAGACTGGGATAACTGGTCGCAAAACGATAGCCGATACAAGAAATTCGAGTGTTTCAAGAAATGGGATACTTTCAACGAAGAAGCAGGAACAATCGTGACGGGTGCGACTATTACCCAACTTGCTAAAGAAAATGGCTGGGTGTCGCAGTCTAGTTATGATAGCGAGAATGCGCATGAGTTAGGATGGACCGATACAATAGACCGTGATTATCGTGTCATTGATAAAGACTGGATTGAAGGTAAAGAAATCCATGAGCCGACAATTTGGAATCCGGTTCAGGAGATTATAAAATACCTTGAAACACTTTTTGAAGCTGGCGAAAATGTAGGTTATGTGACCAAATGCTACCAAAAAACTGACGCCGAAACTGGCGAGATTGTTAAATGGCTGCCAACTAAGGGAGCATATGATCGTACAGCTGGTGAGTTGATTCAGCTCTTACAAGAATGTAATGGAGATATTGGAGCTGTCCTTGGTGACTATCACGAAGAAGCTGGCGCATGGATTCGATTCAATCCAATGGATGGAAAAGGCGCAAAAAATGAAAACGTGACAGATTTCAGATATGCCTTAGTTGAATCCGACAGTATGCCAATCGATAAGCAGAATGCCATCTACAAAGAATTGGAGCTACCAATCGTAGCCTTAGTACACAGTGGAAATAAATCACTACATGCTATCGTCAAAGTAGATGCCAAGAATTACGAAGAGTATCGTAATCGTGTTGATTATCTTTATAAAATTTGTCAGAAGAATGGGATCATAGTTGATACTCAAAATAAAAATCCAAGCAGGCTATCACGTATGCCAGGGTTCATCCGAAACGGCCAGAAGCAATTCTTAGTAGATACCAACATCGGTAAGGCTGACTGGGATGAATGGTATCAATACATCGAAGACTTGAACGACGATTTACCTGATCCTGAAGGATTGGCCGACAGCTGGGATAACTTGCCAGAGTTAGCTCCTGAGTTGATAAAAGGCGTCCTTCGTCAAGGCCACAAGATGCTGATTGCTGGTCCGTCCAAGGCTGGTAAGTCATTCGCTTTGATTGAGATGTCGATAGCGATTGCAGAGGGCAAGAAGTGGCTAGGCTGGGATTGTACGCAAGGGCGTGTCCTCTATGTCAATCTAGAGCTAGACCGTCCGTCTGCCTTGCATCGATTCCGCGATGTCTACCATGCAATGGGATTGGCTCCGCAAAATATCAACAACATCGATATCTGGAATCTACGTGGGAAGACCGTACCAATGGATAAGCTGGCGCCCAAACTCATTCGTCGAGCTTTGAAGAAAAATTATATCGCAGTCATCATCGACCCGATTTACAAGGTCCTGACGGGTGACGAGAATAGCGCAGACCAGATGGCACATTTTACCAATCAATTCGACAAAGTAGCGACAGAGCTTGGCTCTAGTGTTATCTACTGCCATCACCACTCAAAGGGGTCTCAAGGTGGCAAGAAGTCCATGGATAGAGCTAGTGGTTCGGGTGTATTTGCTCGAGATCCTGACGCACTTATCGACTTAGTAGAGCTGGAAGTGTCAGAAGAATTACTTACTCAGCGACTGAATCAAGCAGCGTGCGAAGTGTACAAACAGGCCTTGCAAGAGCGAAATAATGCCTATTACCAACAGAATGTCGGACTAGATGACCTATTGAGCCCTGCGCAGATGCGGACACATTTCGAGAAAGGCATTCCTGATGTCATGGCTCGGGCTCCGTATGTAGACAAGCTCGAAGAAGTACGCAAGCAAATCCAGATAGCGACCGCATGGCGTGTCGAAGGCACGCTCCGAGAGTTTGCCAAGTTCAATCCAGTCAACATGTGGTTCAGTTATCCAGTACACACGCTTGATGAAACGGGCGTGCTGGCAGATATTAAGCTGGACGATGATAAGCCAGGGTGGATGAAAGCTAAAGAAACTCGCAAAAAGAACGCGAAGGAAGATAAAAAGCAAAAACTCATAGAGTTTGATGAAGCAATCGAAAATGCGAATTTTGGCGAGCCGCCATCAAAAGAAGAGGTAGCTGAATATTTAGGAGTGTCTATAAAAACTGTCGAAAGACGGTTGAAAACATCAAAAAAATATTGGCTCGATAAAAATACGCTCACTATTTTAAATAAAGAAAATGCGACAGAACCGTAAAATTCTGGTCGTGTCAAAAAACGACAGCACCATAAATTCATGGTTGTGTCTTTGTCTCAAAAAGGACAGACAAGACCATAAAAACGTGGTCGTGTCGAACGACAAGCAACTATATATTATATATATAGATAATGTCCTGTCGTCCATCATGTCCATAACTGTATAGACAGGGTTGCTTAAAACGCACCCTGTCATATACAAGGGTCATGGACTAAAAGCGAAATTAAAAAAAGAAAGGAAGTGCATTTATAAAAATGTCTATTGAATTCTTTTTACCGATGCAAAAAATTCCGACTACGACTCACCAACAAAAAAAGGTGAACGTCCGATTTGGAAAGCCAATCTTTTATGAGCCAGCTGATCTGAAAAATGCCAGGGCGAAATTTGAGAGCTTGCTTGCCCAGCATGTGCCTCCTGATAAATTTAAAGGAGCCGTTCGACTGACAGTCAAGTGGTGCTTTCCTCGTATCAAAAAAAGCTATGACGGCCAGTACAAGACCACAAAGCCAGATACGGACAATCTGCAGAAGCTGCTCAAGGACTGCATGACAAAACTGGGATACTGGCAAGATGATGCACAAGTGGCCAGCGAGATTGTCGAAAAGTTCTGGGCGGATACAGTCGGGATCTATATCAAGATCGAGGAATTGCCATGAAGATCGACTACATAGATTTCTTTAGCAGAGTTATTCCTGAATGGATGGCACGCAGTAATAAGAAGAGTCAAGAAGTCGGTTTTGGATCGGACACTTATTGGTTATGGGTGGTGTCATCAATTAGCGAAATTTGCAAGCAATACAATGATGATGAGCTAGTGACAGAACAGTTCGGATTGCTCTTTAACTGGCTAGAAAAACAAGCAGGAGGAGATAAAAGAAAATGAATAAGCAAGAATTGATTAAAGCAATCAAAAATGAACCTTACGAAAAAGGTATTTTTGTAGATACAATAAAATTCAATAGAAATTGGCTGTTAAGAAAAATAGAAAAACTAGACGAACCAGAAAAAGTCACAATCCCGCAGTTCGTGGCGGATTGGATTAGAAAATGTAAAACGTTTAAGTATTTTACTACAGGTCTATCTTTTGCATTGCAGCCTAGTGTGTGGGAAGCAAATGGCTTATCTGGCGAATGCATCGAATGGTTGACAGATGCAGAAAATCAAGAAACCTTTGCTCGTGCTTGGCTTGATGGCTACGAAATTCAGAGAAGAAAGTATGTAGTGACTGATGGCAATCATTTGTATTTTAAAAACTATCAAGAAGATATTGAAATTGTCATACTAGT